AAACTGGATTGAAACGCATATATTTCATGTAAATCTGATATCGTCGCCATAGCTTTGATTGTCGACACAAAGAATTCAAGCCCGAGGTTATCGCCTTGGGCTTTTTCGTATCTGTACAACAGGTAAGAGCATTGAACCCGCAGACCTCGCGGATTGGTGAAAGGTGCCGCGCAGTGCTCTTTCCGTTGTGGTGTAACTCAATTCCCGCTTGCGGGTTAGATGGGTAGAGTAATGCATCAACTGGCATAGCCAGCAGGGCAGGCATGATGCTAATGCTGAACCTGAGTATCGGTTCGAGTCCGATCGCCACACACAGAACCCACTACCTGGGACCCTTCGGCCATAGAGCCGGCATTGCCTTACCCTCATATTCCCGGCCTGTCGCCGGGTTTTTTATTCAGGCCGCAGACAATCAATCCCAGATGCCACGTAGCTATCGTGTCTGACGGCCTTTTCCCAACTACCACACAGCACCCCGGACCCGGAGGTGTGGAATGCAACGTATGAACCCAACAAATGGACACGATCTGCCGTACTGGTGGTCGGCGGCCTTGGGCCTGTTCTCTTTGCTTAGCCTGCAGGATTACGTGTTTATTATCGGTGCGCTGGTCTCGGCGTTCTTCACGATAAAAACCTATTACGCAAAACGGAAAGAAGAGCGTGAGCGTATGGCTGAGGAAAGGAAGCGAACCCAGCTGCTGGAAAACTACTTATCTGATGTAGGTAAAAAACCTCACTCCGATCGTCCGGCTGCCGCCGAGGTGGTTACGGAGGCAATGCGGAGAATTTCCGGTGGCACAGTTGAAACTGAGTAAGAAAAGCGGCGCCGCGGGCATTGTCTGCTCCGTCGGAACGATCATCGCCATTGTGATGAATGCGGGACACGTCAGAACAAACGAGCGCGGGCTAGAGTTAATCGGCAACGCTGAATCTTGCCGACGTGATCCGTATGTCTGCCCAGCAGGCGTGCTGACTGACGGCATGGGGAACACGCATGGCGTGAAGCCCGGCACCGTAAAGTCTGACCAGCAGATCGCAGCCGAGTGGGAGCGCAACATCCTTGATGCTGAGTCCTGCGTTAATCGCTACGGGAATGGCAGAAAACTGTCTGACAATACTTTCTCGGCAGCTGTATCGGTAACGTTTCGTGCTGGCTGCGGAAACATGCGAACCTCCACGATGTTCTCTCTTCTCAGGAGTGGGGATATCACGGCGGCGTGCAATCAGTTCCCTCGTTGGGTATGGGGTGGCGGTAAGGTTCTGCCTGGCCTGGTTACTCGTGCCGGGAAAGAAAAGGCGCTCTGCCTGGATGGTGTGAAATGAGCCGATTAACCGCAATCATCTTCGCTGTCGTTATCTGCCTGCTGGTTTCCATGGCCTGGGCTATTAACCACTACCGCGACAACGCCATCACCTACAAAGACCAGCGCGACAAAGCCACAGTAAAGCTCAGCATGGCGAACGCCACCATCAAAGACATGCAGGCGCGCCAGCGAGATGTCGCTGCACTGGATGCCAAATATACGAAGGAATTGTCCGATGCGAAAAAAACCATTAACGATTTGCGTCGGGATGTCGATTCTGGCGCTAAACGGCTGCGCATCGCCGCAACCTGCCCTGGAGTGTCCAAAGCCACCTCCGCCACCCGCGTGGATGATGCAGGAACCCCCGAACTTACTCCAGACGCTCGACGGAATTATTTCGATCACCTGGACGGAATTGCAACCACTGACAAAATGATTCGCGGCATGCAGCTCTACATCAGCACGCAATGCCTGAAATAGTGAAGACACCAATGCCTTAAGCACGTGCTAAAGAAACCCGCTTTTCTTCAGTTTTTTAGCCAATAAGTAATTAGTGATTGCTGCAAGAGAAATCCCAACAATCCACGGCAAAGCTGAATCAAGCATTAGCGAGTTGTTCACGTTAATGCTGGCGGTGATGCAGGCAAAGGTATTTGTTAAAACGAACCACGCAAAAAGAATCTGCTTCATTTGGTTATCTCCATGTGTTTCATCCCAGCAATATCCATCCACAAGCCAGCAAAAGCAAGTTGGCGCATAACCGAAAAAGCTACGAAATGAGTGAAGCTAAACCGCAGGACGGCACCACCGTTAAAGGCTAAAGAGGCTCTCAATGTCCGACATCTACCAAATCACTATCACCACCACATCAAAAGAAACCTTTACCGGCCTGATGAAACGCAGCCAGCCTGAAATCGTTAACGGGTTCGTAGCACTGGCGATTGATACAGGTGAGTGGCGTTACTTCCGGCCTGACAGCGTAGAGCAGTTCCACTTTGTGCCTGTGCTGGAAAGTCCAGAGGGCCTGAGCAGATGAAGGTTGTTTGATTAGCAACATATGGCGCATAAGCTCAGGCGTAAAAACCTATTGACCACCAACCTGTTTAGTTATTCTCATGATGATGGCGCCCAGTATTGCAATGAACTTTTCTCTATTTGATGCTCCAGGGCGGTTTAAGTATGCTTCAGCATCATCAACTTTTATACCAAATCCTATAGTGTTTACTAAATCCTCCTGCCCACCACGAGAAATATATGCGCGCAAAGAATCTATTTCTGCGTCTGTGATTTCCGCATTATCAATCTGATGAGATCGGGCATTTCGAATTTTATTTACGCGTTTAAGTTCGGCAACTGAGTGCTCGTTAAGTCCAAGGTTTGACGCAAGCTGAATTTTAGCCGCATAAGTCATAGTTAAGTTTTCACCAAATCCTTCAAACAGATTTTCATTGTCTACTGCTGCACAACAATAAGCCTCTAACATTGTCTCAGTGATTAGATGGCCTCGCAGCACTAGACCAATGTCGTCTTCAGTCTGATGGAGTCCTGCCAAGCGGGACCAAGTAATTTCATTCATCATAAATTTTGATGCGAATAGATTCGTATTCATTTGATTAACCAGAAGATAATGAGTAAAAAATGGCACTCACTGACAAGCAAGATATGTTCTGTCGCGAGTACCTCATCGATTTAAACGCCACGCAAGCGGCTATTCGGGCGGGGTACAGCGCTAAGACAGCTAACCGCACCGCGTCCGAAAACCTGTCAAAACCTGACATCCAGTCCAGAATTGCCGAACTTAAAGCGCAACGCAATGATCTGGTTGGTATAAATGCGACATACGTCCTGAATCGTCTCGTTGAGATAGACCAGATGGACGTGCTGGACATCCTGACCTCGACCGGTGAGCTCAAGCCGGTGTCTCAGTGGCCGAAGGTCTGGAGGACGACATTATCCGGGCTGGATGTCGTCGAGATGTCAGCCGAGGGAAGCACAGCCGCGCTGCTCAAGAAGATTAAGTGGCCTGATAAGGTGAAGAATCTTGAGCTTCTCGGGAAGCATATCGATGTGAATGCTTTCAAAGAAACGGTTGATCATAAGTCGTCTGACGGAACTATGACTCCGCAGCCGACCATCATCCAGCTACTCCCCGTTGAGCCGAAAGCATGAGTAACGCCGTTCAACTGCCGATCCCCGCCAAGCTTGCGCCACTGTTCACCGCCGTGAATAAGCGTTACCGGTGCTCGCATGGTGGGCGTGGCAGCGCTAAGACGCGAACCTTCGCACTGATGACAGCCGTAAAGGCGTATCAGTCGATGATGAACGGTGAAAGCGGCGTGGTGCTCTGCGCGCGTGAGTTCATGAACTCGCTGGAAGAATCGAGCATGCAGGAAGTGAAACAGGCGATCCTGTCTGTTCCCTGGCTGGCCGCCAACTTTGATATCGGCGAGAAGTACATTCGCACCATCGACAAGAGCGTTAACTATGTCTTTTGCGGTCTGCGGCATAACCTCGACAGCATCAAGTCGAAAGCACGTATTCTGCTCTGCTGGGTGGACGAGGCTGAATCAGTCAGCGAAATAGCCTGGCAGAAGTTGAGCCCTACTGTTCGTGAAGAGGGATCAGAGATTTGGGTGACGTGGAACCCGGAGCGCGACGGTAGCGCCACGGATAAGCGCTTCCGAAAAGAAGCCGGTGACGACTGCATTACTGTTGAGATGAACTACACGGATAACCCGTGGTTCCCGGATGTGCTTGAAGGTGAGCGACAGAACGATCAGCGCCGCCTCGACCCTGCAACATACGCGTGGGTTTGGGAAGGTGCTTACCTCGAAAACTCTGATAAGCAGGTGCTGGCCGGTAAATACCGGATTGCTGAGTTCTCAGATGAACTATGGAAAGAGGCAGATCGCCTGTTCTTCGGAGCTGACTTCGGTTTCGCCAAAGACCCTAACACGCTGGTTCGTTCGTTCATCTTGCACAACCGGCTGTACATCGAATACGAGGCATACGGCCAGCAGACTGAGCTCGACCACATGCCTGAGCTATATGACACGATTCCCGGTGCGCGCGACTGGCCTATCAAGGCCGATTCCGCTCGACCTGAGACAATCAGCTATCTCAAGCGGCAGGGATTCAACATCTCAGCCGCCGAGAAATGGCAGGGGAGCGTTGAGGACGGGATCGCACATCTTCGCGGATTCGACGAAATTATTATCCATCCGCGCTGCAAGAACGTAGCGCGAGAGGCCCGCATGTGGTCGTACAAAACGGACCGCATCACTGGCGAGGTCTTGCCGAAGCTGGCTGACGGTTATGAGCATTGTTGGGATGGCATCCGCTACAGCCTCGACGGACACATTAAGCGCAAGGGACAAATGGCTGGAATGATGATTCCAAAAAGGTTGCAAGGTCGGTAATAGCATAGAAATTATTATGATCACATGGCATTCTCACTGTTCTCATTTAGGAGGAAATCATGAGTTTTCAGACAGATTTGAACAGTCAGTCCGGCCTGGTTAAGGTTACCGTTACTCTTAATAAGGGCTGCGGTAAGGGTGTGCATTCGTATTCAGCAGAAGCAGAAAACGAGGAATTAGCCGAAAGCAGTGTTTTAGGATGGCTCGAATACCAAGGCTACCAGCCTGAAGATTACGAATAAAGCTAAACAACAACATGATAGGTCGCTGCGGCGGCCTTTTTTATTGCCATAAATCCAAGTAAAGGATGCAACATGACCTTAATAGCGTCGCTCGTTGCGCTTCTTATAGTGGCGTTTGTGATTGTGATTAGCTGGACAGGTCACGCTGCTCCTATTCCTCCAAGGCGCAAGCCTAAACCTATGAGTGGATATCAGCCAACACGAACAGCCAAATCAGGAAAAGTATTGCCGCCACCTAAAAATCGCTAACGGACAAACCATGACTGACAAATTAACTCTCGCCGTCAACCATGCGTTGAACGATGCGCGGATGGCGCGCGCCCGTATGGGGCTGTTGGCACCGACGATGGGGCTGGACAATAAGCGCCACTCCGCATGGTGCGAGTACGGCTTCCCTGAGCAGGTAACCTACGAAAACCTTTACGCCTTGTACCGACGCGGCGGTATCGCTCACGGTGCCGTTGAGAAGCTGGTGGGCAAGTGCTGGCAGACTAACCCGGAAATCATTGAGGGTGATGATGCCGACGAGAGCAAGGATGAAACGGCTTGGGAGAAGAACGCCAAAAAGGTTTTCACAAAGCGTCTATGGCGGGCCTTTGCTGAAGCAGACCGCCGCCGCCTGGTCGGACGTTATGCCGGAATCCTGCTGCACATCAATGACTCCAGAAAGTGGGATCAGCCGGTTGTCCGCGGGAAGTCACTCAAAAAGGTAACGATCGCATGGGCTGGTTCGTTAACTGTTAGCCAATGGGTTACTGACGAGAATTCGGCAGACTATGGGCAGCCAAAGCAATGGAAATACGTTGAGAGTCTGCCAAATGGTGGGACGAATCAGCGATTCGTGCATCCCGATCGCGTCTTCATCCTAGGCGACTACTCTAATGATGCCATTGGCTTCCTTGAACCTGGCTATAACGCCTGCGTCAGCTTGGAGAAGGTTGAAGGTGGGTCAGGTGAGGCGTTCCTGAAGAACGCCGCTAATAAGCAGAGCATTAATTTCGACAAAGACGTTGATTTCAACAACCTTGCTTCATTGTACGGCGTATCTGTTGATGAGCTTCAGGAGCGATATAACGATGCGGCCAGAGAGTTAAACATCGGCAATGATGTTCTTCTGATTACTCAGGGGGCGCAGGTTACGTCGATGGTATCGGCAGTTTCAGATCCTGACCCAACATATAACGTAAACCTTCAAACTTTTGCCGCTTCTGTCGATGAGCCGGTGAAAATTCTGGTAGGGATGCAGACTGGAGAAAGGGCGAGCACTGAAGATCAGAAGTATATGAATGCTCGCTGCCAGTCACGCCGCGGTGACCTGTCATTCGAAATTGAAGACTTCAGTGACAAGCTAATCGACCTGAAAATTATTGATGCAGTCAGCGAGAAGACGGTTATCTGGGATGACCTCAACGAGCAGACTGGAACTGAGAAGCTCGCCAATGCCAAAACCATGGCAGAGATTAACCAGACGTTCCAGGGCAGCGGAGAGAATCCAGCATTCAGTCGTGAAGAAATTCGCACAGCAGCCGGTTATGAAAACGTTGATGAATTCCCGTTAGGAGAAGAGGATGGCGACGAAGAAGGCGAAGCCACCGATTCTGCCGCGTAACTACCAGGATCCGACCGGAGCCGATGCGCTGGAACGCAGGGCAATGAAAGACTTCGGCAGGCGGATGAATAAGATTGGCAAAGCTTACAAATCAGCACTCGACAAAATACCTTCCTCCCTCGCAGTAAACGCCAGATACGAATACCAGCTAAACCCAACGTTACTCTCCATCATCCTGAACGATGCCAGTTACATGGTAGATCAGGTCCTGCTTGAGGGGGGCGATTACGACCTGTGGTTTTACGAGTACATCGATCTGGCTTCGGAGAAAGGGACCGGGCAGTCGTTCTACAACCTCAGCCAGCAATCACCGGTGTACGCAGCCGGGCGTGAGTCGCTGGCGTCAATCCTCGCAAGCGACCCGTACCAGCAACGAATGGCACTGGTGCATGCGCGTGTATTTGAGGAAATGAAGGGGCTGACAGCTGACGTTAAGCGCGACATGGCGCGTGTGCTTACTGATGGTGTGGGGCGCGGGCTCAATCCGCTGGACATTGGCCGCAACCTGACAGACCAGACCGGCATCGAGAAGCGCCGGGCGAACCGGATAGCGCGCACTGAGGTAACAAATGCCCTTCGCCGAGCGCGCTGGGATGAATCAGAAGAAGTGATGGCTGATCTTGGGCTTAATCTCAGGTTGCTTCACCTTTCAGCATTAAGCCCTACCACGAGAATAAAGCACGCTCTGAGGCACGCGCACACCTTCACGGTTCAAGAGGTCAGGGACTGGTATGCAGTTGATGCAAACGCAATTAACTGTAAATGCGGGCAAGTAGAGGTGCTTGTGGATTCAGACGGTAATCCGCTTTACCCGAACGTCATCGAAATGGCTAAGAAGGAATTCGACAGCCACTGGAAAAAGATGAAGGTCAATCATTCAGCTTGTCACTGCTGCAAAAAGGCAGCTTGAGGTTAAATCATGCCAATGCAGGTAAACATCACCACGAAGGTGAACAGCCAGTCTATCCGGCGCGAAACATACAACGGACGCGAGCATCTGGTGCTTCCGAGCTACACGCTGCCGGCAAACGTCGTCATGAATGGCGGGTTGTACACACAGGAGCAAATCGACGCCCACTATCAGGGCCTGGAAGGCACCCTGGCGCCGCTGGGCCACCCTCAGGTTAACGGTCAGTTCGTTTCTGCTTTCTCGCCAGAGGGGATTAACGCAGGCCATATCGGCGCATGGAACCGCAACGTTAAGAAGTCCGGTAATCGCATTTACCTCGAAAAGTGGGTTGATGTGGCCCGTGCCAGCGAGTCGGAAGGTGGCAGGGAGCTTCTTGAACGCGTCGCGGCCATTGAGCGCGGTGAAGACGTTCCGCCGATTCATACCAGTGTGGCCGCATTCCTCGACCAACTTGAGCCTAACGAGCAACAACGCGCAACTGGTGCCGAGTGGGTAGCTGATATCCACGGCATGGACCACGACGCAATCCTTCTGCACGAAGTCGGAGCAGCCACCCCTGAGCAAGGTGTTGGCCTGATGGTCAATGCCGATCTGGCGCAGCCGCTTAAGGCAAACACCGGCGCGCTGGTGGGCGAATCCTACCGGGAGCGCGAACAGCGTCTCGATCGCGCAGCCAAAGCGAAGTTTGCGGCGGGCGCGGATGAATACGCCTGGGTTGCTGACTTCACTGACTCGCAAGCGGTAATCATCCGCAACGGCGGCAACGCTGAGGTGTTTGGCTACAAGTCTGAGGGCGGAGTTATCACCTTCGACGATACCGGCACCGCAGTAGCGCGCCAGGAGTCGTGGGTGGCCGTCGTGGCAAACAAATTCAAAGCTCTATTCACACCGCAGGAACAGCCTGCACCAAACCACAATACGGAGGGCGACATGCCTTTAACCAAAGAAGAACTGGAACAAATCGGCAGCATGATCGGCCAGGCTGTTGCAACCAACACGGAAGCGGCTATTAAACCTCTCGCGGAGAAGGTTGATGCGCTGCAGGCCAATCAGCAGCAGCTCGCCGAAACCCTGACCGCTAACTCTCGTGCCGAAGAGAAAACAAAGCGCGAAGCGGTTGCCAAGGTGCATGGCGATATTATTGCTAACGCGCTGTCTGGCGAAGCTCTGGACGCGATGTTCAAGTCGCTGGGCGAAGCTGTCCCGCTGGGCACCAACAATGCACAGCAGCACAAAGAAACCGGCGCACCTGCCGCAGAAGAACACTTTAAGTAAGGAGCCGGAATAATGCCACGTTATCGTCGCGTTAATATCGACGGTCAGTCTCTGTACAAGACCGAAACCCGCACCACGGCCGCCGCGCTGCTTCCGGGCACCGCCGCAACCATCAACTCTTCCGATAAATTCGCTCAGGCCACCGCGCTGACAGGCCGCCTGTACATCATTGATGTCGGTTACCACCAGGGGCTGACCATCACCGAAGCAATCCCTGCAGGCGATTCAGCTGTCGGCAACTACGTCGAAGAAGGGCGTGAGCTGGCGTTACGTTGCTTACCTGGTGCTTACAAGAAAGACAGCCCGATCAAGCTGGGCACTGCCGGTCAGTTCACCATTGCCACCTCCGACACTGATTCAGTGATCGGATACAGCCAGGATGAATATACCATCGCGGCCAGCACCACCGACTTCATTCGCGTGCGCATGCGCGTTGGCACTGTCGCCGCAGCTGGCGCGTAACAAAAGGACAAACACATATGTACTTCTCTAAAGAGACGCTGGCGACTAACTCCCGCCTCGGCGGGCACTGGAACGAGCTGTGGGCAAACCGCAACATGTGGAACCTGCAGAACGATTCCATCATCGCGGCTAACCGCGCAATCATGACGCCTGATATGCTGGCCTGTAACGCCGTTGGCGGTTTCTCCCGTGATTTCTGGGCTGAGATTGACAACCAGGTGCTGCAGCTGCGCGATCAGGAAGTTGGCATGGAAATCGTGAACGACCTTATCGGCGTTCAGACGGTGCTGCCGGTCGGTAAAACCGCCAAGCTGTATAATGTAGTTGGCGACATCGCTGACGACGTGTCAGTAAGCATCGATGGTCAGGCGCCGTTCTCCTTCGACCACACTGACTACGCGAGCGACGGTGACCCGATTCCGGTGTTCACTGCTGGTTACGGTGTTAACTGGCGTCATGCTGCTGGCCTGAACTCTGTGGGCATCGATCTGGTGCTGGACTCACAGATGGCAAAGATGCGCAAGTTCAACCAAAAGCGCGTCAACTACTACCTGAACGGCGATTCAAAAATTCAGGTTCAGTCTTACCCGGCGCAGGGTATCAAGAACCACCGCAACACCAAGAAGATTAACCTCGGCTCTGGTGCTGGTGGCGCGAATATCGACCTGACCACTGCTGACATGACCGCGATCTTTGCGTTCTTCGGTAAAGGTGCATTCGGTACCACCGCACGCACGAACAAAGTCGCCGTATATGATGTGATGTGGGTTTCTCCGGAAATCTGGGCGAACCTGGCGCAGCCGTACGTGGTTAACGGAGTTGTAAGCGGCACTGTATTGCAGGCGGTATTGCCGTTCGCACCAGTGAAAGAAATCCGCATGAGTTTCGCGCTGTCAGGTAACGAGTTTATCGCGTACGTTCGTCGCCGTGACGTGATCTCTCCACTGGTGGGCATGGCTGTAGGCGTTGTTCCGCTGCCGCGTCCACTGCCTAACGTTAACTACAATTTCCAGATTATGTCTGCTGAAGGTCTGCAAATCACCGCAGACGATCAGGGCCTGTCTGGCGTTGTATACGGCGCTAACCTGGCGTAAGGAAACAGCATGGCTAAATACGAAGTAGTGCGCCCTTGGTTCGGCGTGAAGGTAGGGCAGGTGGTGGAGTTGAAAGAGCTTCACCCGGCGCGGAAGTCTAACGTCCGTCTCATGAATGGTGAGGCAGGCGGAGAACTTACCCCGTCGACTCCTGATGCCGGTACCGGTGAGAAATCTCGCAAAGAGATCATTCAGGAGCGCCTGACCCAGCTGGGCATTGAGTTCAAAGGCAATCTGGGCGCTGAAAAGCTCAGTGAGCTGTTGCCGGATGGCGAATTCGAAAAGCTTTTCCCTGCTGAATAACAGCCGCCGCTAAGGCGGTTTTTTTATGCCCCGCTCCGGCGGGGTATTTCACGGAGTCGATAATGGTAACTCTCGAGCAGGCGAAGGAGTATCTGGAGAGTCAGGGAATTACCATTCCCGATTTTGTTCTTCAGGCTCTCGTCGATCAGGCCAACAGCATCCAGGAGTGTCTTGATGCGCATTATCCGGCATCGACAGCGCTGCTGATTCAGCTCTATCTGCTCGCGCTTATGGGGCTCGGGCAGGGGGATAAGTACATCTCAAGCCAAACGGCTCCAAGCGGGGCATCTCGCTCGTTCCGGTATCAGTCGTTCACCGACCGCTGGAGGGCCTCGGTTAACCTGTTGCGCGGGCTGGATAAGTACGGCTGCGCCACCTCGCTAATTCCTGCCGATCCTACCGCCTCCCCTGCGTTCGCTGGTATCTGGATCGGGAAGGGCGGCTGCATGTGCGGTGACAAGTGATGACGTACAAATCAGTTAAACAAGGGCTACCGCGCTCATTCACCCGCGTCTGGGTGATGACCGACACAGGGCGGGAGACTACCGGCTACGTAAAATCAGACGGCGAGTGGTTCATCAACTGCCCGCGCATCCGGGCTACTGGCGCGAAGGTGCTGAGGTGGAAAGATGGCTGAACGATATGAAGTGCATGCCTTTAAGTGCGAAGGCAACTGGTCGCTGTTCATCTGGATAAACGAATCCGGCGTTAAGTTTATTGGCCGCCATGCTGAAACTTACGAGAAAGCCAAAGTTGACTTTCTGGAGCAGGCTGATGCTAAGCGCCTCGCCAGTCAGTCAGGGCTGATACAGCCTCTCGCTGATTTCAAAATCGTTGAGAAGGTCGAGGTCTTCATGCTATGAGCAGCGTTGCAAACTGGTCTTACACAGCGACGGCAACCATATGGCGCAGGCTGGACGGCAATGACGAATATGGCGACCCGCTTGGCTATGGCGAACCTGAGCAAATTCTCTGTGATTACGAGGGAGGACTCAGCAAGAAGTTAGCCAGCCTGGGCGCTGAGATTGTCGTGAAGAACACCGTCTGGACGGAGTTCGCACTGGCCGCCGCGGGTGATTATCTGCTGATTGGCGTGTCGACAGAACCAGATCCAGTTGTGGCCGGTGCCGATGAGGTGCGGCAGGTCATCCGCTACGCCGACACATTCGAGCGCCTGGCGGATGATTACGCCATCCTGACTGGAGTGTAGCCATGGGCATCAAAGTGAAGGGCATCAGCCAGGCGAAGAAGAACCTGAACGATGTCATCAACGACGTAAATGGGCGGAAGGTAATCCGAGCGCTGCAGTCGGCGATGATACTCATCGGTGCACGGGCGGCCTATTACACCCCGATCGACACCTCCACGCTGATTAACAGCCAGTTCCGCGAAATCGACGCTGGCGGGGTGTTCATTACCGGTCGCATCGGCTACTCGGCCAACTATGCTGCATACGTCCATGAGGCGTCAGGCAAGCTGAAAGGTCAGCCGCGTGCACACTTCGGCACTACCCGAGCCGGGCAACAGTTCGGCGGCGGGACCGGAACGGGCAACTACTGGGATCCGCATGGTGAACCACAATTCCTGACCAAAGGTGCTAATGACGAGCGCGATAACGTTGACGCGGTGATGCGCAAGGAGCTTTCGCTATGACACCCATGATGCACGAGCGGGTGCGCAACATGTTCGGCGACGCCGGGCTAACGGCCGGCTTCACTATACAGCAGTTGATGTACGACGACCCGGGTGACCTTTCGAAGGCGATCATGGTGTTCAGGCCTAACGGCGGGTCGAATATTCGGACTGACCTCGGCTCTGAGTATCACGTCCTGGTCGACGTCGTCGGCGCGAAGGACAAGCGCAAAGAGGCGCTTAATGCCGTGCAGCGCATCGTCGACTACGTTCAGGCAAATCCCATGGCTGACGAGTGCGTCGGCTACATCCAGAACATGGGCGCAGTTCCCGCGCCGGTGCTCACAGAAGAAGGGCGAATAGTCTTCCGACTCCAGTTCGCCTGCACTTACGGCGAATAGCCATCCCAACCAAATAACCCGCTTCGGCGGGTTTTCTTTTTTATACGTCAAAGAGGAGTTTCACATGGCTAATTGCCAGAACTCGAACGAGCGCCTGTTCGGCGGTGCGGTCGTGCTGGAAGTCGCCGATGGCTGCCCGGATGTCAAACCACTCGAAGGTGAGTGGATGGCGCTGGCCGCTGGTACGTCGAAGGGCTTCGACTTCAACCCGAACTCGGTTACCTCTGATGCGGATGACGGCGGCGGCTATGTCGAGACCATCATCACCAACAGTGATCTGACCTTCAGTTTTGAAGGTGAAGTGCGCAAAAAGGACAAGCTGGATCAGTACGGCGTCGGCAAATTCATTAAGTACTTTGCTGACGAGCTTGCTGCTAAGCGTCAAACGGGCATCTGGGTACGAATGGAATATGGCCCGGTTGAATTCATCGGCTACATGAACATCACCGCGCTGAGTTCTGACGGCGGCACAAATGACATCGTCACGTTCTCTACCGAGTTCAAAGTCGGGGACGCAAGCACCATCGAAGTGAACGAAATCACTGCTGTTGCGGTAACCGGCGTGACGGTAACCCCGACAACCAGCACCGGTACGGCAGGCGGTACCAGCACCTTCACGGTGAACATCGCACCAGCCGGCGCAACCAACAAAGACTTCACCGTCGCATCAACCGATACAACCAAAGCCACTGCTACGGCATCCGGCAACACCGTTACCGTGACGCGTGTCGCCACCGGCAGCGCGCAGATCATCATCAACACCGAAGACGGCAACTTTGTGGCCGTGCATACGGTTACCGTTACCTAACGGACATTCCAAAGGGCGGCGTGCTGCCCTTGATAATGACCGTTTACTGGAAGACCTATGACCGCTTTAACCGATATTGGCGAACTCTCTATCAGCGACAGCCGCGAAGGCGGGAAAGATTACCTGCTGCGACCTTCATTCGAGGCGATGACGAGGCTCGGCAGCCCGGAAGAGATTGTGCAGGCTTACGCCACCATCCACGGCAACGATGTCGCTCAGCTCATTGAGGTGTGCGCTGGCACGCTGGGGCGTTTTCCCGCATGGCTATCTCCATCATTCAATCGCGCCGCTGAGAAGCTGTTATCAACGAGCATGCTGGTGCTGCAGGCGTGCTGCGATGACGATCTGACGCCAATGGTCGGCGAGTGGAAGGGGTGGAGCCGTTATGTCGTATATCGCCCGGGCCAGATGCCGAAGAACGACATCATCGTGCTGGCGCAGCACCTTATGCAGCACGGCGTCGTCGGCAAAGCCAAGGTGCGCCAGCTGCAGCGCCACGAAACAGGCGAGCGAACCACAGAGTTTAAGGCCTTCGATTACATCAGCGCTGCACGCAGCCACTTCGGCATAAATCGCGCCGAAGCCGCCCAGTTAACGATGACCGAATTTCAGATGCTGCTGGCGGCGAAATACCCTGACCAGAAAGGCTTCACTCGCGAAGAGTACGACAGCATCGCCGACGAGTACCTGGCTAAACAGGCCGCACGCAGGGCAAAAGCAAAGCAATAACCGGAGAACGACATGGCAGGTGAGAAAAACGCCGGTAGCATCGTGTATGAAATCAGCGCCGACGTTGAGCCGCTGTTGCAGGGCGGGAAACAGGCCATTGATGCGCTGGATAAGCTGGACGCTGCAGCTCAGCAGTCCGGTAAGGGAATGGATAACCTCGATCAGAGTACGTCACAAACCGGATCCGCTTTTACTGAACTGGCCGGTTATGCCAACTCCATGGATAACCAGCTTCGCAAGCTGAACACCAACGTAAGCGGAATTGCCCGCGCGATGGAAGAGGCCCGCAGCGGTACCGGCGGTGCGAGCAGTGAATTCAGTCGTGCAGAATCCATCATCGAAGCGCTGGGTAACCAACTGGCTGTTCTGGACGAAGCGCAGGAGAATGGCGCGCGTAGCGCCGCAGTCCTGGCTGCACAGTTGCGCGCCGGGTCGAAAGCGACAGACGAAGAAAAGCAGAAGATCGGCGAGCTTACTGGTCGCCTTTATGACATGAAGACTGGCGTTGAAAATGGCGCAAAAGGCACTGGCAGCTGGAAAAACAGTATGCAGCAGGCCGGTTATCAGGTTCAGGACTTCATCGTACAGGTCCAGGGCGGGCAGTCTGCGCTGGTGGCGTTCGCTCAACAGGGCTCGCAACTAGCTGGCGCATTCGGCCCGGGCGGCGCGGTGGTTGGGGCATTCATTGCGCTCAGTTCAGTGATTGCTGGTGTGCTGATTACCTCGCTGAATGGCGGTAAAAACGCCATGGATGCGCTGAAAGATGCAGCTGAAGCGATGGATAAGGTGATCACCATCTCTCAGAATGGTGTGGCCGCACTGTCAGATAAGTACGCCAACCTGGCAAGAACCAACGCCGAGGCAGCAACCATCCTGAGAAATCAGGCAATGATTGAATACAATGCCGCCATAGCTAAGATCCCTAAATCTATAAACGACGCATCAAACTCTATTGTTGGCTTCACCGATAAACTGAAGACATCATTCGTTGGCGGTATTGCGTCGATCGATGAGTTTAACAAAAACCTTTCGACAGTCGGTGTAACAGCTGACACCTACTCTGCAGCAATGGAGCAGGCAAGGAACGCCGGGGCGAAATTCACCGTTAATGCTAACGCGATCCAGAATACTGTTAGCACACTTGCGGATAAATTTGGCGTATCTGAACAGCGGGCATTCGAGCTAAGCAAGCAACTCTCCGATGTGGCGAATAATCCTACGCCTGAAGCGCTGCAAAGGCTGGTCCTTGAGCTCCAGAATACGGAGAGCTCAACAAAGTCAGGCGCAGATGCCATCAGGACGTTCCTTGGTCCGCTCACAGAGCTCGTTCGAGTCGCTGGAGAGGCTCAAATCAATCTGTCCGGGATGAAAAAAGAGGTTGACAACCTTACTTCTGGACAGAAGAACCTAATCAAACAGTCCGAGCGCAATTTGGCCCTCTCGAAATTGCAGGGTGAGGCCCGCGCGCGGCTGCAGGCGCAATACGCTGCCGAAGATGCCGGGTTTGCGAAGGATGATCCGCATGCTAAGAAGATGCAGGATGATGCTGCCGCTACGTACAAAAATACGCAGGCGCAGAAGACTCTACAATCCGAGCAGAAGAAAGGTGCATCACAGGCTGAGTCTATTGCTCAGAAGCTTGCGAACCTGAAACAGCAATCAGAACTTGCCGCCGACTCAACTAATAAGCTGAGCCGCGATCAGGCAATCCTGAATGCTCAGCAGTCTCTTGGAAAAGGAGCAACGAAAGAGCAGTTGGCGCTGGCTGCTCAGTACGCCGCTACAAAATGGGATACGGCAAACGCACTCAAAGCGCAGGCCGCAGCCGAGAAGCTCCTGCCAGAAGCGCGTGAAAACGCCAGCTACAAACAGGATGTTGAGGACCTGAATACCGCACTGGCTGCGAAGAAAATCAGTCAGGAGCAGTTCAATCAGACATCTGAGCGACTGGAAGCAACCCACCAGGCCAACCTAGCGAAAATCCGTGCCGATCAGGCTGTCAGCCCACAGCAGGAAGCTGCTGGCGGTGTGGATCCGGTGCAGCAACTGGCGAATGAAAATGCCCGTAAGCTCGCGCTTATTCAGGCTTATGAGCAGCAGGGGATTATTACTCACCAGAATGCGCTTATGCTGCGCGCATCAGCTGACAGGGAGTACGAGCAGGCTCGCATCGCGGCGCAATGGGAGATTTTCCGTAACCAGAGCGCGGGTAATGAAGCGCTGGCGGCTTCGATTGATGCGCTTGCTGGAAATGCTTCGAACGCACTGACCGGAATCATCACGGGGAGCATGACTGCCAGTGATGCAATGCGCTCACTTGGCAGCACTGTCCTCAACAGCCTGGTTAATACCTTCGTGCAGATGGGGGTGGAGTGGGTTAAGTCAGCCATCATGGGCCAGGCGGCACAAACGGCGGCTATCGGCACGGTGACAGCGGTTCAAACTGCAGCAGTGGCTACGCAGACCGCTACCAGCACTGCGGCAGCGGCAACGACTGCTGCGGCATGGACCCCTGCGGCGATCCTGTCATCCATTGCCTCAATGGGTACGGCTGCTGCGATTGGTCTCGGCGCGGTGGCCGGAGTTATCGGCACGAACCTGCTTGGCAAGCGTAAAAACGGTGGGTCAATTCAAGCTGGTGGCATGTATCAGGTAGGGGAGGGCGATAAGCCTGAAATCTTCCGCGCCAATAATGGCAGTCAATACATGGTGTCTGGCGATAATGGAACCATGCTCAGTAACAAGGACATTACTTCAGGTGGTGGAGGCGGGGCTCCGATTCTCAACATCTACAACTACTCATCCGCGTCTGTTGATGCTCAGGCTACGCAGAACGGCGATGGTTCATGGACGCTTGAAGCTTTTATAGCTGACATGAATAACGGTGGCCCGGCAAGCAACGCCATTACCTGCAACATGAACGTTAAACGCACGCCAAGGGGGCAGGGCTGATGCCAATTATCGACTATCCCGACTGGCTGCCGCTGGCTCAGAAGGCCAGCAAAAACATGACGCTCGATACCGGGTTCCAGACCGATCAGCCAGCGGTCGGCCCGGCCATCTTCGAGAATCAAACCGACGATTTGAAAGTAACCTGGTCGCTGACGTGGATCTTCACCCTGGCGCAGGAGCGTGCTTTCCAGCAGTGGCTGCGCAGCCCGAACTATCTCAACCGGGGCTTGAACTGGTTCCGGATGAATATCAACCTGGGCGGCAGTGGCCTGCAGCTGCAGGAACTTCACTTCACGCAGATGCCGGTGCAAACCAGCATCGATGGCGGAATTGTGACATGGACGGGTACCGTTATTGCGAATCACCTCTACAACGCTGACGACGAGTTTGACGACATCATTGTTGAACTGCCGCCGCCGTGGGATTCGTGGCTGGATATCGTTGTCACGGGTTATCCGGACGGGCGCGATCCGGAATCACTGCCGAGGGTGCCGTAATGCCGAGTCTAAGGGAGTACAAGCAACAGCGCCCGATTCGCGGCAGTTACGACACAATTACCTTTTACCATCCTTCCTTCGGTTATGTGCGCCTGGTAGACAAACAGTTCTTCGAGAAAACGCTTGCAGGTCAGGTATACAAACCAGCGCGCTTTGAAATCGAAGAGAGTCAGCAGAGCGGCACGCCGGTGATCGACGCCACTGTTAAGTTGGGACGGCTTTCATCAGATATCAAAACGCTGATGAAAAAATGGAAGGGTGTGTCAAGGCTGTCACCAATCACCGCTACCAGGCAGATTTTCGATAGCGGAGACACATCTGCGCCTATGAAAAACTGGACGCTTTTTGTGAAGACTGTTGACGTTGATTCAGATGCCGCATCTGTAACCCTTTCCATTACCAACCCATTAAACAACAACATCGGTCGCCTTTATGATCCAGTCGAATACACGGGACTTCAGTACCTCTGATTTTATCAGAATGATGATCGGCGTGCCGTGGGCTAACCGGGCCTGTTCGTTTGAGAAGGTCGATTGCTGGGGGCTGGTGGTACTGTATTACCGTCACGTCCTCGGTGTTGAACTGCACCAGACACCGGGCTACGAAGCCGGTGAGGACTTCTTCACCTGCTATCAGGGTGACGTCGTTTTCTGGCGCCAGGTAGATAAGCCCGTCGAGGGCGGGATATTCGTCGGGTACCGCGGCGCGCAACCGGCACACGTTGGCCTGGTACTGAACCGGCAGTCGTTGCACTCGCGTGGAGAGAACGGAAGCGTGCGCATGGACTCGTTGCTGGTCATTCAGCGGGCATTCACCAAAGTGGAGTTTTTCGTATATGGCACTGGTTGAGATATCGAATTTTCCAGGAACGCCTAAGCTGCGTTGCAGGGTGCCAAACGGCACCCTTTTTTATGACTGGCTGGCGGCCAATGACGCTACCTTTCACCGCGATTTGCTGATCGTCCGCAACGGCGTAAAGCTGGGCGACGATGATGAGCTGTCGTTTGAACTGAGTGAGCTGGACCACATCCAGATATTCGACCAGCCAAAGGGCATTGTCGGCGACATACTCAGCCCGATCTTCAAAGTGGTGGGTCAGGTGTTTTCGTTCCTGGCGCCAAAGCCCGCTATCGCAAACAACGGCGGAAATACGGTCGACTCACCCAACAATAGCCTGACCGGTCAGACAAACACCGCGCGCGTTTACAAGGCCAAGCCGGACATCTACGGGCAGATTCGTTCGTTCCCGGATCTTATTCAGGAATCGGTTTTCGAATACGTGCACCAGACGTCTACCGACGGCGGCCTGAAGTACGTCACTGAGTGGATGTGCATCGGGATCGGCAAATACGATTACGAGTCAGTGCGCTACTCAGAGTCGAGCCTGGGTTCTCTGGCTGGTGCTGAATTCCAGTTCTATCAGCCGGGCGAAGTTATACCGCAGATCGTTGAGGGTTACGGATTCGATGACGTCGACGGGCAGGAGGTTCCCGGGCAGAACGAAGCCAGCGATTTCCCGGTAGAGAGCGCAACCGCAACGACTGTGGTTAGTGGCACGTATTCCGGCGGACAGATAGCGATGAAAATCGTTAAGCAGGCCGAGTTTGACTATTTCATGGGGCTGGTGCTGCCGCACGCGGTGACCTTCACCATCAATGTGACGTACAGCACGGCCTCCGGCACCGTTACTACCGATGCTACATTCTCCGGCACGCTGATTTCTGCGGTTGAAACAAACGACGGCGCTGTGGTTAACCCGGTGCGCTGGTACACGTTTACGATGAACCAGCTGGAGGGTCCGCAGGACATCCCGGCGAACGCAACGATCAACACCACGAAGTTCATCCTTAACGATAACGAGGCGCTGGTAGTCGGGCCGTTCTTCTCCCCGGTCGAGTCAACGCAGCTGTGGCTGCATACGCAGTCCAGCCTGGGCGGAAAGAAGGAAACCAACTGGAAGGTAGTCATCTGGAAAATCGACGATGATTACAACCAGGTTCCGGGCACGCAGCAGACTTTCACGTACAGGCAGACGACCCCGCACCAGTCGACCAGTGAGGTTTTCTACCGTACTGACAAAATCACGCCAACCGGCGGCTTCGGGAAATACGCTGTCAGCCTCCAGCGCACGGATAACTCCGGCGACTCGTCACTGCTGAAGGTCGAAGAGATCCACAGCATCAACATCCGGACGAATGTCGTTCACCCGACAGATACCCTTGTAAGGGTGAAGGTGAGGGCGACAGAGAACGCGCTGGGCAGCCGCGAGCGAAAATATAACGCGCTGGTGACGCGCTACACCATCACGTACGACCTGGACACGCAGACGGTAGATTACACGCTGCGGCCGTCGCGCTCGTTCGCTGATGCAGTGGCGCATACTTGGCTCATTATGGGCGAGCAGCCGGTAAGCAGCATTGACCTATACGGACTGTACTCGATTGCCGAAAGCCTGCCTGATGAACGTCTGGGTTACTTCGACTATACGTTTGACGATGAGAATGACTCTCTCGGTGACCGCGTGCAGGCGATCTGCAATGCGGCTTCAGTGGTGGCTTACTGGGATGACGGCGTGCTGACGTTTACCCGTGATCAGAAAGTTGATTATCCTGCTGCCGTATTCAACCGGGCCAACATGAAGACGGACGAGTACAAAATGACGTACGAAGCCACGTTGCCAGGCGGTTACGACGGTGTGCAGGTATCCTACGTTCACCCGACGACCAATAACAAGACGTACATCAACTATCGCGTGCTGAACGGTGCCATCGTCGAGCAGGAAGCGGAGAACCCGAACAAACTGGAGATCGTCGGCTTCCGTAACGAGTATCAGGCCCGTGAGCGCGCGCTGCGCGAAACTAAACGTCTGATCTACTCCCGGGTGAAGATGAACGCCAAAGTATTTGAGGATGGAATCATTCAGGTTGGCAGCGTCATTCAGATGCCGGACATCTACGACAGCAACCAACAGCATGGGTACATCACCGGCCGTGCCGGGAATAACTTCGATACCAGCGAGCCGATCACGTTTACCGGCTCGATGTATGTGCTGGTGACCGACAGCCTGGGTAATCCGACACTGCGCTATCCGGCCACCGCCCGTAGCGATACGAAGTACGGATTCACCGCTGCAATACCCAACATTCAGCTCAATATCTGGAACGGAGACACTGTACAGCTTCCCTCGCGCTATCTCATAGCAACAGTGGAAGAACTGGACAGTCAGCTATGGACAGTAAACAGCATCAAACCTAACACCGATAACACGGTATCTCTGACCGTCGCGGAATACAGCGACGCCATCTATCAATAAGAACCGTCCCCAACCAACCTAACCCGGCCACAGCGCCGGGTTTTTTATGGAATCAATATGGCTACGCAACCGACCAATCTCCCAGTACCAAGTGAATCTCCTCGCGACCTGAAATTTAACGCGGGGAAAATTGATGAATTCGTGACATCAATCGGGTGGACCTACACTGATCGCTTTGGCGTGAAGCACTACACCATCGAGGGAATGAACTATCTTTCTCAGCAGGCAATGGCGGCGTACGGTTACGTAATCCTGACCGGGAAGACATTTAATACCGGCGCGACCCTCAAAAACCCTAATGAAGTACTACTCAACACTGCCGACGGCGAATACTACAAATGGACCGGTTCGTTTGCTTCTGGTGGGAAGGTCGTGCCAGCGAACTCAACACCAGAAAGTTCTGGCGGCATAGGTCCGGGTGCATGGATAGGTGTTGGTGACGCTTCAATCCGTGCATACTTTTTGACATCTTCTGGTGCTTCATCTGTTGGGTATAAATATAAAAACGCGGCTAATGCAAGCAATAGAAAAGTAGCCGAGGTGCTAGATGAAAGAGTAAGTCTCTGGGATTTCCACTGCGACTCTTCTGGAAACGTAATTCAACCCGGCCCGACCGTAGACAGCCGTCAGTTCATTCAGAATGCTATTGATGCTCTTTATGACTCGGGTGGTGGAACGCTTGTCATTCCGGCTGGCACTACCTTCTATCTGGCATCTTATGGTGTATCCGATAAAATTGCGAACTACGGTGGCATCATTCACTGGCGGTCTCGTGTCAATATTCACTTTGAAGCTGGAGCTACTCTAAAACTCACTGATTATTTCAATGAGAAGGGCTATTGCGTTATATGTGGGTTCGATGGTAACGACCCACTGACTGCAGGCGATCTAAGAGACGCAAATATCACAGGAAACGGAGTTATTGATTGTGGTGCAAATATTCAACCTATTGGCTCAGCCCTTTGTTACGCATTTGCTACCGGAAAATCCTACAATGTAAATGTCAGGGATATCCATATTACTGGGGGCGATCTTACATGGGCTGGCACTGTTGGATGGAACGGTTTTGGCTCCAATTGTGATGTGTGCCGCGTCACTGTGACCGAAATAAAGAAAACGGACACAGACCGTAACGTTGACCAGACCTTATTCTACATTGGGTGCCCGTATTCTGGCGTTCGTCACTGCTTCATGAGCCCCGCCCAATCTGGCTTGGCTCAACGAATCACTTGTGCGGTAGAGCTGCATCAAAGTTTCACCTATTGTGAATACAACTACATTGAGGGCTGCGTTCGAGGACTGTTTGTAGTAATGCATAGTAGTGAGATCGCCGGGCATGGTCCACTGATGAGCAACGTCCGTGTAATTGGAAACACTGCGGTAATCACTGGACAGTTTTGTACTATTGGCGCAGAGAAAATATATGCCGATACATCTATAACAGACGTTGTTATTGCTAATAACCAATGCACCATCGTCGACTTTAATCCAATTTCTGGAGTAGCGCCTATAACACAAATTATTAGAACATTTGTTGCCAGCGATGTGTGGACTACGGCACCCCAGGATTCAGAGACATCACGTATCCTAATAACAGATAATACGTTCTTCTGCCCTAACAACCTAACTGGTAGCATGTTCTTTTTCTTCAGAATATCTACTCGCGGATGGGTTTTCTCAGGTAATCACATGGATTGCTGTCAGGCAGTTTCAGGGGATGGAGCAGGAACCACCACAGTAGAGTTACGAGATATTTTATGGGATAACTCAAATACATTTGGCACTCATTGGTTGGCTAAACGCGCCGGTGCCCCAAACCTGTTTGAGTTTTACGTGGCCGCAATGATTAGATGTAAGTTTGATGTCAAGCTGTCTTATGAGGATGCAACCATTGCTAACGTGATTTACGTACAACCTGCCTGCTCTGTATCCTACAGCGCACTCCGTGTCGCACCGGATTTCGTGAAATTGCCTACGAATGGGCTTGGTATCGGTAACGCCGCTAAAACTATTGGGACAAACCACATAAGTTATCCTGCAAGTGTCAGCATGTCTTGCTACAACACTACGGGCGCAGTAACGTGCTTCAGTACAGATACCAGCTATGCGTGGGTCACTCATGCTAAGTCACTATCCCGTGGAACGGATGATGCTACATTTTCTCCTCCCGCTTCACTGGCATCTAAAGTTAATGGACAACTAATAGGTGTTGGAGTAGCAGAAAGCGGGTCAGCACGTACATGGACCCAGCGCTTCCTGCTCGAAGGAGGGAGAGCGTAATTGTGGAGAAGGGCCCCGTCGCGACGGGGGCTTCTCACTGACTTGTAACGTAATTATTTCATGCAGTCTTTTTTGCTAAAGTCTACAACTAAATTTATACCTTCATGATAAAGGTTATAATCTTGAGCTCTACTTATCTGCTTGTAATTGCAAAAATCCCTGATTGATGTATTTACTATCTCGCTGTTAAACCCAGGATCTCGCTGTTTAAGTCCGTTCATTGACATATAATTATACGCCCACATCCAGTTACCAAAATAACTTACAACTAATGTATCTAGTAGCGGGAAGTTTCTCTGGGAGTTTAAAAGAATACTGGATCTTGGTGGTGCACCATTGAAAATTATATAGTTTGTGTTGTAGTCGATTTCCTTTGTGTCACCTTTTATAGAATCAATAACTTGCTTGTCAACAGAAGCCTGATGCTTACTGGCATTCGCATACGCGCATGTAAAAACAATCATGTACAAGTATAAAGGAAGAACAAATAAAGATGGCACTTTGCTTTCTTTGCATGCCAGCGTAGCAAGGAATAAAACAAAAAGTACATAAGCTCCAAAGCCTATGTAAATTCTTGCGAATCTTACCATTGGGTTGTCAAGCACCAAAAGCGATCCTATCGCGGCAACCGGAGTAATAAATATTATAACGAAAGAAGCGGCAAATATTAACCACGCAAACTTTCCTTTATTTACTTTTAAATAACGATAAGAAACAATCAAAGCAGAAATAAGTGATATGATGATAAGGGTTGGCAAAATATAACTACCCATTCCATAAGGTAGTATCACCTCTTGCACGTAAGAGTAGTAAGCATTAAGGTTATCGATTACTGTGGTAATCAGATTATCTGATACTCTCGGATGGTTGTCGCTATGCTCTGACATTAATGTTAAAGGCAATATTATCTTCATGTAAAATGCCAGCCCTGCCAGCGTACTTGCAACCCGCAAAGCTGACATTTTTATTATTTCAAATGGTTTTTTTAATTTGTAAACATCAAAGAAAAATGAAAGCGAGATAAATATAAGAACAATGTTGACCGATGCCTGATATAAGCACATCACGCCAACAACTAAAGCCGTGTTAATCAATGCATTGGTGTAATTATTTCTGGAAAAATTAAATAAAAAAGCAAAAGAAAGTACTGCCGAAAAAATTATCGTCAAGCTATCAAATCTGTAACTGAAAATCTCAACGAAAAACGGGTTTATCAAAAATGACAAAGGGATTAAAAACAGTCCTTTTTTGTTGTTGAAGAACTCTTTGCCAAATCTGTAAAACGCCCATGACAGCATAATGCATGCAGCAAGAAGAGGCACAGGGGCGATGTCGGCCATGGTTCCGCTAAACATAATAACAGACATCAATAGATCAGAAAGTGGGCGGCCATCCTCCCACCAGAACCTGTATCCTAGTGTTGACCGGCCTATGTCATCTATGTAATAAATGTTTGCTAAAATTATTGGTGCAACCAATACAAGAATAATGATGAAATATTCCTTTATCTGCTTCATGCATTATCTCCGGTCTTTAAAATATATCTAGGCCTTTTTTTTGATTCATTATAGGTCCTTCCGATGTACTCACCCAGAACACCGATACCAATGAGTTGCACTCCGCCAAGGAACAGAATGGAAACCAGTAATGACGGGTAACCACTTACCGGGTTCCCAAACGCCATGGTATCAACAATCACCCATGCGCCATAAATAAAAGACAATCCTGCGACTAACAAGCCGATGTAAGTCCACATGCGCAGAGGGAAGGTAGAGAAGCTGGTTATTCCCTCAATTGCAAGATTCCATAGCTTCCAGCCATTGAATTTTGAGTCACCAGCTACCCTTTCAGCCCTAGTATACTCAACAACAACAGTATCTCCTCCTACCCAGCTAAGGATACCTTTCATAAAGAGATTTCGCTCTGGAAGGAGTTTAATGTTTTCCACAACATCCCTCGACATCAGGCGAAAATCCCCGACGTTTTCCTCAATTTTGGGGTTGCTGATTTTGTTGTGCAGCTTATAGAACCACTCAGCAGTCTTACGCTTAAGTCGTCCATCGGTTGATCTGTCTGCGCGCTTAGCCAAAACCACATCAGCGCCTTGTTGCCACTTCTCAATTAGATGAGGAATAACTTCAATCGGATCCTGTAGGTCCACATCGATTGGAATAATTGCTTCACCAGTAGCATGATCAAGACCAGCAAAGAGAGCTGGCTCTTTGCCGAAGTTACGAGTGAACGATAGCGGCTTGACGAGAGGATCTGATATAGCAATCGAATTTATGATCGCTTCTGTTGCGTCCTTACTTCCGTCATTGATGAAGACAATCTCGACTTCATGCTGCTGAAGCCCTTCAAATTCCCGAACCGCTTTATAAAAAATAGGTATCGCGTCTTCTTCGTTGAAGACTGGAACGACCAAAGAAATTTTCATTTCGCATCCCTAAAGACAATGAACTTTGAATAGATGAAACCGCAAACCAGACTGATTGCGGAGAATACGATTAACGTGATGACTGGTGCCATTCCAGTTTTATCAGCAGCCCAGCCAACCGCAGCGCTTAGCGTGCCCATAAATCCAACATACAGCATGTAGCGTAGGGTCGTGGTTGATGACTTAAACGTGAATCTGGCATTTGCGAAGAAGCTGAATGACACAGCGACAACAAACCCGGCAAAGTTGCCAAGCGCCTGACCAGTATGGAATGCGTAGATGCATATGGCGAACACAATCCAATGGATGAGTGTGTTGATGATGCCTATTGATGTGTACTTGGCGAATAACTTTAACATTATAGAAATCAGTGAATTCGGAAAGGTCTGAAGTGTAGCACTATAAACGCTATTGATCGATACCGCCGATCGATAATACTGTATGCATATACAGTAACTATCGGAGGTGCATCATGGGATTCCCGAGTCCTGCAGCAGCCATACACGCCGCCTTTGTTGCGGTCACTGAGCCATTCCTTCCTTCTTCTGCCAGCATTGTCGAAACGCAGGAAGGCTATGATGTCATTGAAAACGCATCGGCATTTAATCGTGGAGACACGTTGCTCATCTGGTTTTGCGGCCGCCAGCAGCATGCGTACTGGGCAGGTGACGTGCTCATTACCGATGATGGCGAAGCCATAGAGGGCGAAGCTCTTGATGATGTTCGCCTGGTTGGTGTGGTAACCCATACCATTAGCCCTGTATGGGTCGACGATAATCCGGTGATGTGATGTTTGCGCTGGTGGATGTGAACTCATTTTATGCGAGTTGCGAGACGGTATTCCGCCCGGATCTGTGGGGAAAGCCTGTCGTCGTCCTTTCGAATAATGACGGCTGCGTGATAGCCCGTTCGGCGGAGGCCAAAAAGCTCGGCATTAAAATGGGCGATCCGTACTTCAAGTGTAAGGACTACTTCCGCCTGCATGGAGTGGTTTGCTTCAGCTCCAATTACGAGCTTTACGCAGACATGAGCAACCGGGTGATGACCACACTGGAGGAGATGAGCCCTCGCGTCGAAATTTATTCAATAGACGAAGCCTTTTGTGACCTGACTGGCGTGCGTAACTGCCGCGTGCTGGAAGAGTTCGGTCGCGAGCTGAAAGATGCCGTGCGCAGGAATACCGGTCTGGCAGTCGGCGTAGGGATTGCTCAGACAAAGACGCTGGCAAAGCTCGCCAATCACGCTGCAAAGACATGGAAGGCTACTGGCGGCGTAGTGGACCTGTCGAATGTCGACCGCCAGCGAAAGCTCATGGCATTGTTACCAGTTGATGAAGTGTGGGGAGTGGGGCGCCGTATCAGTAAAAAGCTGGAAGCAATGGGCATTAAGACCGTCCTCGACCTGGCTGACACCCATATTGCCGTTATCCGCAAACACTTCAACGTTGTGCTGGAGAGAACGGTGCGCGAGCTGCGCGGGGAGCCTTGTCTTGAGCTTGAAGAATTCGCGCCGGTGAAACAGGAAATCGTCTGCAGCCGGTCATTCGGCGAACGCGTGACCGAATACGAGCAGATGCGTTAGGCAATCTGCAGCTATGCCGCCCGCGGCGCCGAGAAGCTACGTGTAGAGCATCAATACTGCCGGTACATATCGGCGTTCGTGAAAACCTCACCATTCGCGCTTAATGAGCCGTATTACGGTAACAGCGCTTCAATGAAGCTTCTCACCCCAACTCAAGATTCCCGCGACATCATTAACGCCGCGGTAAGGTGCTTGGACAAAATCTGGAAGGATGGGCACCGGTACCAGAAAGCGGGGATCATGCTCGGCGACTTCTTTAGTCAGGGCGTGGCTCAGCTAAACCTCTTTGATGAGAACGCACCGCGCGAAGATAGCGCGCAGCTGATGCAGATCCTTGACCATCTCAATGCCAAAGGCGGCAAGGGTACACTTTATTTTGCCGGGCAGGGCATACAGCAGCAGTGGCAGATGAAGCGTGAAATGCTGTCGCCGCGGTATACGACCAGATATTCGGATCTGCTCGTTGTTAAGTGACCGGTTCGATTAACTCTGGTCCCTGATTTTTCACATTACCCACGGCGCGCGTCACGGCGTGCCAGATAAACTTGTCGGCTGGCACGGCACCGTCTGCTGCTATCTCTTCAGCTTCTTTCCCGCCTATGTCCTGGCGCATCCATTCGCGCGCCGCTTCAGGTGACAGAACCAGTGGCCGTCGGTCGTGAATATCGACCAGGCCCTTATCAGCTGCAGACGTCACTATCAGGAAACCTTCTGCTTCATCGCCTCGTTCGAACGGCGTGCTTCCGATCGCCGCCATGAATATGGGCCTGCCGTCGGCTCGGTGTATGAAGTAGGGCTGTTTCATGTCGCCTTCCTTCTTCCATTCGAACCAGCCATCAGCGAAGCAGATCGCCCGGCCATGCTGCCAGAGAGGTTTAAACATTCGGCTGGTGGCTGCCGTCTCGACGCGCGCGTTTATCAATGGTGCTTTATCCCACCACCCAGGCGAGTAAGACCACAGGACCGGGTCAAGATGCAACTGTTCGTCGCGTTCGCTCAGCAGCAGAACTTTTGTTCCGGGAGCAACGTTATACCGGCCAATGGGTTCAGGGTCATAGGCAATGTCGCGATCGGCTTCGTCGGCAAGGTAAGCAAGATATTCTTCACGGGTTTGTGCTTGTGCAAAACGTCCACACATAGAAACCTCCAGTCAGTCAGACTGAAAGTATAGGGCAGGGAGAAAAAACAGGTGCGCACCGAAACGTTATGATTTTGAAACAGGGACATGATGATGGAAGCCGGCGAGGCGGTAAAGCGGGGTTTTGCGAAACTGGAAGGAGCTACGCATAGTTGGGGATTTTGGGGGCGGATTTGGGGGCGGTTTACTCTTGGGGGCCAATATAGGGGCGGCAAATTAACCGATATACTCCGACATTATCCTTATGGCGTTGGGGGTATGTCATTGATATTCATCTAAGTTATTGAGCGTGGTGAGATTATGATTTCCACTCAATAATTCATGAAAATTTATCAGAGGAAAAGTACCGTGGTCGTCACCGCGATAAAGGCAATAAACAGCAGCACCATCACCGCTATCGCAAAGGTCGTGGAGTCCTGAACGTAGGTTTTTTCCTCCCCCTTCATCGGGCCGACAAGCATGATCCAGATGAAGATAAAGGTTACAGAGGCAATCACGACTGAAACGAAAAACAAACTTTCTCTCAA